GTGCCCCATCTGCGCTTATGACGGGGGCACGTTCACGTCATCGGCTACGCTAAACCAGCACATCAAAGCGGTTCATGGACCGCGCTAGCGCCCTTGCGCGCATAGCCGGCGGCCTGTTGGTAATGGCCGGCGCGCCTGATTATGCGTGGACGTGTTGCTGGGAGGATTTCACGCGGAACGACCTGCCGTGGACACGGCGTTTGTGCCCCCCGGATTGCGGTCACTGGCACCACCGTCACGACCACCCCATTGTTGCCGTGGGCTAGGCGTTGACGTACCCGCAGTATTCACACCGCGAATTCCGGGTCACCCTATCGCATTTCGGGCACCGCTCCAACCCGAACGCAGCCGCCCAAGACGCCTCGAAAAGGCCTTTCAATTCCGCTGATGCCCACACCAATGCGTCAAGGCGGTCCGGTGACTCCGTTGATTCAGGCACCCATGACACCATCTGGTCCTCAAGCATCGGGAACGAGCCGGCGTGATGAACCCGCCCCTGTTCGTAAATAGCAGACAGGGGTTGGGCGCGCAATAGTTTCCCCCGCGTGGCCCGCACCGTTTTAAACGGCACAGACGGGTCGGTGACACGCAACTGTGCGCGGATGTAGTCACCGCCGTTATTCACCTCGGCGACGATGCAATCTGCTTTGAATTCGTGGTAGGCGTTCACCGCGCGGCGCATGCACGCCTCCGGGGAGCCCTTCATCGTGTAATCGGCGAGCACGTACCCCTTCATCCCGGGTCCTTCGGCCATGACAATGATGCCTGTCCAGTCACTGTCTTCGCCGGAGGTCACCGCCGGGTCGTAGCCGACAACGACACGATGCAAATCTTCTGGCAGCTCATCGGCCCTGATGCGGAGGGCGTCTATTTGCTCGCGTGACCACAAAGCGCCCTCTACGTCTTCGAGGAGCTCGCCCTCTAGCTCCTGGCGGCCGAGGCGTGACCCGGAGTACTGGAATTCCAGTTCAGCCAACGCGACCTCGGAGAGGTTATCTGCGTTTTCCCACGTAGACCCCCGCGTAACATGCACCGACCCGGATTCGCGTTTCACGAGGGAACGAATCAACGGGGTGGGCCGGGGGGTGGTGGTGACCACGATGCGGGGGTGCGTCCCGATGCGCAGGGCGGGCATAAGGCCCGCTGTCCACGTCTCCGAATACCGCCAAGACCCCAGCTCATCGGCCCAAGCACCACTGAGGTTCGCGCCCCGCAACCGTTCCGGCTCATCAGCACTGAACCCGTAAATCTTGGAGCCGTTAGCCAAGATGATCTGGGCTTCGTTACGCCTGTATGTACCCAACTCGCCGGGCCCGAACGCGCGAAGAATACCCGTAGGCCCCTCGGTGCACGTTTTGCGTACGTCACGGAACGTTGGTGCCAGCACCGCCCATTCAGTGCCGGGGTATTTAACGGCCTGTTCAACAAGCCAATTCGAGCCGATCCAGGTTTTCCCGAATCCGCGCCCCGACATCAACAGCCACACCGACCATTCATGATCGGGGGCGTCACACCCGCATTTATACCCCTTGCCGTCTGGTTCGTGGTGGCGGGGGTGATCCGGGGGCAGTTGCTTGGTGCGGGCGGTGTTATGCCACGGGCGGCCCAGGGTTGCTACCGCTTCCGCTTTGATCGCCTCCATGAACACCAGGCGTTCCGCCGGTTCCAGTTTCGCTAGGAGCCATTCCCGTTGCGGCTTCGTCCAGCTCCGCCATTTCGTCAACCAGGCGGCGGAGCTTGGCGTCGAAGGAGTCAACGGTGGTAACCTCAACATTCGCGCGTGTAGGGGCATCTAGGCCGAGGTATTTGGCGCGGCGGTCCATGATTTTTAGGAGGCGGTCCATCGCGGCGAGGGCGGGTGCCTCGTCGATGTATTTTTCGCCGGTCTCGGGGTCGGTGATGACTTTGCCGCTGCCGGTGGAATACGCGAAGTGTTCCCTATCGAGGATTGCTTGTGCGCATTGTGCTAGGCGGTCTAGGCGTTCTAGTTCTACGGCTCTGACTTCGTTGCCGGCTTCGGCTTGGATATCGGTGAGGGCGCGTTGTACTGCTGCGTAGGCGCCGGATGGGCCTGCGTAGCCCATTGATGTGGCGATTTCTCGGTAGCCGATGTGGTCTCTGCGCATTTCGAGGGCGAGGGTGTCTCGGATGCGTGCGTCGGATGGTCTGGTCATGTTCATCCCTAGGTGTTCATGCGCCGCGCCTAGGTTGCGGCGCGGCGGGCGTGTGGGTGCGGCGCCGGTTAGGCTGATCCGCATGACGAAACGATTCGATGTCATCGGCCCCCCCGGCGCAGCCGAAAAGCCCAACTACTGCTGGGTATGCAACGAACGGTACGAAATGGGTGACCCCATCCAACTCATACGGTTCGGCGGTGGCAAGGACGACTGGGGGAAAGGGCATGCCCAGTGCGTAGCCACCTCCCCGATGAACGCGGTCAACACAACACAAGGGGATGACCCAGATCGGGTAGCGTTCCTCGCCGACACGCGCCGCTGGGGATGGTTCGTAGGCGGTCACCTCATTCACAAGGACCGCAACCAGCGCCGTGTGGGGTTCACCGACGAGGTGACGCGGTTGTACCCGTCGATGCGGGTGGCCGCCCTGGAGGAACATATGGCTAAGCGAAATTGCGCAGGGTGTGACACGCGGGCACGATGAGCGGCCAACGCCGGTGTAATTCGTGTGGCGCGTGGAAGGATGTCACCGAGTTCAACGTGAACCGGGCACGCAAAGACGGCCTGACGTTGGGTTGCAAGGTGTGTAACCGTGCGGCGTGCCGCCTGTACCGCGAGGGCAACCTGGAACGGGAACGTGCGCGGAAGCGTGACTACGCGCGGCAGTGGCGGCTAGATCACCCCGAGGAGGCCGCCGCGTGCTACCGGGTGCGCGCGGCGGAGCTATGCGCATACGCCCACGAGACGCATAGGCGTGTGCGTAAGGCTGTGTTCGATCACTACGGGTGGTCATGCGCCTGTTGTGGTAGCGGCGAGCGTATCGGTATTGATCACGTAGCGGGTAACGGTCTGGAGCATCGCGCGGAGATCGGGGCTAATTCGGCGGGCGACATGTACCGGTGGCTTATTGCTAACGGGTTCCCCGGCGGGTTCCAGGCGTTGTGTGCGCGGTGTAACACGTCGAAGGGGCGTACGGAACGGTGCCGCCTGGTTCACGTCACGTGAATTTGTGGAGAAAGAAGTGCAGGGTCAACCATGACACCAGCACGATCCACGTACCGAACACGAGGTAATCGGTGGCGGAGAACTTCCAGAATGATTCATCGGCGGTGACCTTGAGGGTGCGCCATACCCATTCGCTGAGGGTGTTTTTCCCCCCTGTGGCGAGGCCGTAGATTTCGGCTGGGAGGAATGTCACTAGCAGCAGGGCGAGCCATGCGGGCCAGTAGGTGTTGCCCCATAGTTTCACGTGCATTCCCCCTATGCCATCGGTGCGATGGAGGTGTCGTGGCGGTGTTCGTAGGCGCGTTGCCCAGCGCGTTGCGTTTCGATGGTGATGGTTTCTGGGGTTTGGGCGTGACCTGCGGTTTCGTGTTCTAGTTCTTCGGTGCGGTGGAAGTCTGGTGTCCTGGTGTGGTTGGCGTTCCACGTGTCGAGGGCGTCTTCGAGGGCGTGTTCGCGGTGTTTGGCGTCTTTGCCGAGGTCGCGTTTATCTGCGCCGGATAGGGATGCGGTGTATTTGGCTGCGGCTTCTTTGGCGGCGGCGAGGTGGGTGCCTGCGTCGTGGATGCGGCCTTCTCGTAGCGCTGCTGATGCTTGGCGGGCGTGGTATTTCGAGGCTTCGTGTTGGGCGAATCCGCCGGTGCGGAAGTTTTGGCGCTCGCCGGGGACTTCTTTGTCTATTTTATCGGCGAGGGTTTTTGCCCATTCGCCGTGTGCGCCGCGTTGTTCGCCGACCCACGCGCCGAGGCCTTTGGTGAGGGTGGTGTTGAGGCGTTCGGCTACGGGGTCGGCGTAAACGGCCATTGTTATTTCCCCCGGCCTCGGCGTTTCCCGGTTTTTGGGCGTTGGGTGCCGGGCATCCACCCGGGCATGTTTTTGGCGTCGTCTCGGTACCACGTTTCCATTGTTTCGCGGTACCGGCGGTCGGAGACTTGCTGGGCTAGGGCGTTGCGTTCACGCCTCCGTGCGGCTAGTTGTTGTTGTTCTTCGCGTTCCGCTGCTTCGCGTTTGATGCGCGCCTTGTCATCTTCGCCGGGGGGTTGGCCACAGTTCGCGCAGACGAAGGTGTGGTGTTCACACGGGCGGATGTAACGGACTTGGGTGGGGTTGTGCTCGTAGGGGGGGATGCCGTACCCGGGGGTAGTCACGCGGCCTCCTTGGGGGGTTGCCATCCGAGGGAGATGAGGGTCTCGCGGGTCTCGTCTGCTACGTTGATCACGGCGTTGGCGAGGATACGTGGGGGGTGCCACCCCCGGCGTTGGGGGCCTCGTAGGTGAAGGCGTGTGCCGTGGTCATCCGGGTTTTTCTCCCCTGCTCGGAATGCGGGGGGGCGGTAGGGTGTTTACGTGTACGTGCCGCCGCGAACTGGTGGCGGTGAAGGGAACGCGAGGGAGACGGGAAATGAGCAAGGAGACGTTGGAGTGGCTGCGCGGGAACGTGCGTGTTGGGTTCACCGGCGAGAACGGGCCGGCGTGGTGGGCGAACAGTGGCGAGTACATGGCCGATGGCACCCACTTCGAGGGGCCGGTTCCCGCTGGTGAGGTGCGGCGGGTGCTTTCCATCCCGATCCGCGAGGGCAGCGTCGAGACGACGTACGTCAACGAGGACGGCGAGACTGTGACGCGGCGTGACCCGCACCGCAAGGCGATGGTGAACGGGCGGAACGGTGACATCCTCGGCGTGTTTAAGGAGGGGTACCGGTTCCACGATTACACCGCGTGGACGCTAGGTGCCCTCGAACAGGTCACCGATCTGCGGGCCGCTGCTGGTGGCACGGTGGGTGACACGGAGATCGGCGTGTCATCGGTGGGTCTGCTGCGGCGCGGCGGTGTCGCGTGGGTGCAGGTGAAGCTCCCGACGACGTACGAGGTGGCGGGGTTCGGTTACCAGCCGCATATGACGGCCGCTACATCGTGTGACGGTTCGATGCAGAGCAACTGGTTCACCGGGATGGGCGCGGTGGTGTGTGACAACACCCTCGCGACGGCCGCGTCATCGGCGGTGACACGGCTAAAGGTGCCGCACACCCGTAACTCGTTGCCGCGTTTGGAGGCGGTGCGGTTCGAGCTGGGCCTCATGCTCAAGGCAGCCGACGACTTCCAGGTCATGGCCGAGGAGTGGATGGGCACCGAGGTCACCGACGCCGATTTCCGGGCGTGGATGGACGAGATGTACCCCCTGCCCGAGGATGTCACCACCAAGGGCGGGAAGCGCGGCCTGACACTCGGCGAGGCGCGGCGTGACGAACTCGAGCGGTTGTGGTTCAAGGACTCGAAGGTGGCGCCGTGGGCGGGAACGAAGTTCGGCATCCTGCAGTTGGATAACACGTACCGTACGTGGGAGCGGCCGGTGCGCGGCGCGGATGGCGGCCGGATGGAACGCCATTTCGAGGGCCTCATCGACGGTACCCGGGCGGCAGAGGACCAGAAGGCGCTTGATGCCCTTGACCGGGTGCTCGAGCGGCGCCTGGTCATCGCCTGATAGGGTGCGGGTCACCCGCTAGACAATGAGGGTACGAACCCCCCGCAGGGAATACCTGCGGGGGGTTCGTTGTTTTACCGTTCGTAGGGAAACGAAAGGACGTGAGTACGATGGGATACGCCGTTGCAGAGGAGCGACGGAACCGCCAGACAGGCACCGTCATCCAGTTGATCGACAACCGTGACGGTTCATTCGATACGTGTGACCTCAAGTGGGTCACGTTGTGTGATGACCACGGCGGGTACGCCACCCACGAGACGCGGGCGATAGCCCGCGAGTGGATGGCGGAGCCGTTGGTGTGGTGTTCCGGCTGCCAGGACGCCGAGGCGGCGAAGGTTGCCCGGCCCGTCATCTTGGTTGACGTGGATGACGTGCTGAACTGGCGTGCGCGGCGGGGGCACAACCCCCCCTACTGTGGGTGCGCGGCACACCGTGGGTGGGTGCGGCGGAACGTCATCTCCGGGGACTACCGGGTGACGGTGAACCCCGCGAACGGCGCGAAGCTCCTCAGGTTGGCCGGGGATACGGGTGCCGAGTTGATGTGGTTCACGTACTGGAACGGTGACGCGAACACGGGTATAGCCCCGTTGCATGGCCTCCCGGAACTGCCGGTGGCACCCGTGGACGTGAACGCGATGAAGGTTGATTCGCTAGTAGCGTGGGCGGCGGAATGCGGCCGGCCATTCGTGGTCATCGACGACGAGCCGTTCGCGGAGTACGTGACGCCAGGGGAGATCACCCAGCCGTGGCACGGGGTAGGTGTTGACCCGTACACCGCGCTAACCGATGGGAACATAGCCGAGGCAGCCGCGTGGCTCGCCTCGCTAAAGGAGGGAGTGAAATGACACTGGGAGGAGGAGTGATGACAACTCGGTGGGCGGCGTGGCATGACATGGCGGATGCGCCGTTCCTCTACGGCACCCGCTCCGAGGCAGAGGCAGCTGCCAGGGACGGTTGGGCGGAGGGTGATTACATCGAGTCATCGGCCACGGGCCGCCAATACGGGTATGCGCCCGGCATCGGGTGGGTAGATGATGACGGGAACCACCCCGAGGACGAGGGTATTTGACATGGTGACGTGGCCGCTTGGTGTTGCACTCGCGGTGGCGTTCGTCACCGGGCGTGCGTGGATGGCGCTGATGATACGGCGCACGGCGTGGAGGCGGTTCGGCTGGCAGGGAATGACGCCGGCGCCGTAGGGTGTTTCACACAGTGCAGGGTTCGGGAAAGAACGAAACAGGGAAGGGAAACGGGAAAGTGGCTGAGGGCAGGCGACCGGTCACCGAACTGGTGATCGAGGACATGGATGACCGTTCCGGCACTCCAACGGGCCCGGATTCGTTCGGGTACGTGTACTTCAACGACGGGTCACGGGTGGGGTACTCCCCGGGCGCCGACGGCGAGGATGTGTGGCAGCCCCGCACCAACGGGGGTGGCCGGCACGTTGAGGTGACCCCGCGTCATTTGGAGATGGCACGGGCTTACCTGAGGGAGGCGGGGGTTCTTTCGTAACCCGCGTGCCGCAAGCCCCCCCTGGGAATACCCTCGGGGGGCTTGTTGTTGTAGCGGGTACCAACGGGAAAACGAAGGGAAGCGAGACCAAAGATGGCCGAGAACACCGGCGCCGTGCGGTACCCCGAGGTGCACGTGAAGCTCGTTGGCACCGATGGGAACGCCTTCGCGGTGATGGGCGCCGTTGCCCGGGCACTGCGGGGCGCGGGGCACGGTGACGTCACCGAGGAGTTCTACGCCGAGGCCACTAGCGGTGACTATGACCACCTGCTGGCCACGGCGATGCGGTGGGTGAACGTTAGTTGAAAATCGCGTGGCGTGACCGGCGGCAGCCGTTTAACGTGCGGTTCGCCGTGGAAATGGGCTGGACGCATGACGGGCGGTGGTTCGGTTACGTGCACGTACGCGGCAAGAACTACTGGATCAGGAGCTACTGAAAAACGAAACCCCCGGCGGGGGAATGAAACCCGCCGGGGGTTTCGTTTTACCGGCATGGAAGGGAAAAACGGGCGGCCGTACCCCATGATGCTGGCACGGCCGTACATGCTAGAGAAGGGAAATGACATGACCGACGAGACCAAGGCCACCCCGGGCCTGGATGCGCACCTCGCCGCCGTCGCCCGGTACGCGGCGATGGACCGCAAGGAGCTCATTGCCGCAGCAGAGAACATCACCACGGCGCTGCGCCGCGATCTCACCACGCTCCGCGACGCGGCGGTTGACGTGTACCGCGCTGACTACGCGCGGCGCATCTGCTCATCCGGGTTCGGCTCGTTCATGAGCGAGGCGGGGCTTAACTGGAACCGGGGCGCCGGCGCGCACCGTTCCACGGTGCCGAAGGCCCAGCCGGAGCTCGCGCAGCGCGTTGAGCTGCCCGTGCCGCCCGCCGACCTCACCACCGACGCCCTGCGCCGGCACCTCGTCACCCTCGCGGAGGCGGCGGATGCGGCGCGGGAGAAGGCGCGGAACGCGGTCATCCGGCACGCAACGGGCGAGTATGTTTCCGCCGAGGTTCGCGACGCGGCCCTCGCAGCGGCGAACATGCGCGCACCCGTGTCCACCGAGCACGTGCGCGTTGACATCTCCCTAGCCTATGACCGCAAGGCGGGGGATGAGGGGGTGCCCGGCGCCACTGATGTCAAGGCTCTGCTGGTCACGGCCATCGACAACGCCCTCGCAGGGGCCGGGGTTCCCGCGAGCGTCGACCCCGACGACGTTTACGTCCGTACCGAGGCGCGGGTAAGGTAGGCCCCGCTGCTGTCTGCACCACCGGCCCCCCGGCGTGTTCCATGGCCGGGGGGCCGGCGTTTACCCTGGTGGCCATGACAGATGCGGGAAGCGCCCACGAGGCGCTGCGCGCCGACATGGCCACCCTTCGTGACCACGCCCTTGCCGCCTACCGTGACGACATCCGCGATGACCCGATGTGCACGGCGGGGTTCGTTGCGTTCATGGCCGACGCGGGCCTCGCGTGGGTAGACGCGCTGCGCCGTGACGCGATCACCACCGAGGGCCAGCCGCCCGTGACCCTGCCGCCCCACCTTGACCCCCCGGGGGGTGATGCGGGCGGTGACGCCGTCACGGCGCACGCCGAGGCGCTCGGCGCGCACCGGGCGGCTATCCGCGCCCTGGTGATTGAGCGTGCCGCGCCGGGGATTGTGTCACGCGAGGTGCGCAACACCGCCCTCGAAGCCGCCGGCCTGGGCGTCCCCGAACTCGTGGAGCATGTCACGGTCACCGTGACCGTGACCTACGGCCAGTACCCCGGTACGGGCGTGGCGGCGGGCACCACGGAGGCCGAGGCGGCGCATGCCGTCACGAAGGCGCTCGGCGCCCTGGTGCCGGGGGCGCTTGTTACCACGGCCACCGTGACGGGGTACCGCGAGGTTTAATACACCTGCAGCGAGCCGGCGGCGATGACGGGAACCTCGGGGCTATCGGTGATCATCAGCCACACCTGGTAGGTAGCCGCCGCGAGGGCCGTGCCGCCATTCTTCGGGCCGACGAGGCATTGCGCTAGGTGGATGCCCTGGGCGGTAGCCGACCACGATCCGGCGTGCCAATCGCCCGTAGACGGCCGCAGGCCGCCGGTCATGAATGCCATCGCCACCGCATCGGATGACGGGTCGTAGGGGAGGCCGCCGATGGTGGCCTGGACGGGCACCTGGATGAATTGGGTGGAGAGCGCGGACATGGTGACGTCGGCGGGCACGGTGCCCTCCTAGCTAGGGGACGGGGCGGCCGATGGACCACGCGGTTTGCGGGGCGCCGGGGATGAATTCCACCGTCTGCGGGGGGCGTGGCGGTGCAACGGGCACGGGGGATAGCGGGAGGGTGTTCCAGCCGCGCCGGCGGCGGGCGAACCGGCCCGCCCCGCCGGTGACGGGGCGGGCCGGGGCTACGGTGGCGGCGGCTAGCGGGGTGACGGTGACATCAACCCAGTAGTTCGCCGAGCCGATGCCCGGTGCGTGGGTATCGGGCCAGGAGAACGGGGTGCCGAGGTGGTAGCTACTCTGGCCCGGCGCGGTGGCGGTGGCGTTGCTCGGCACGGTGACCTGGCCGTTGGTGAACCCGTTTTGGCCTACGCCCGGGGATTCCCAGTAGGGGTGGGTTTCCGATGACCAGATCGCGGGGGTGGCTGCGCCGTTGAACACCGATGTTTTGTAATCACCTGCGGTGAGTGTCACCCCGGCGTACGTGGCGTAAATCCACCCGTCACCCGCCGATGCGGCACCGCCGGCGAGGTTGAGCCACGCGGGTGATGTTTGGTGGGTGGCGGTGATCAAAGACTGGTCGGTGACATGCCAGATGCCGCATTCGGTGGGCAGTTGGGTGACCGTCGGGGGGGAGTAGAACCATATCCGGTTGAGGGCGCACGGGCCGGAAAGGGTGAATTCGGTTCCGAGGGTGAAATTGTTCCCCGTGTCGAATTCCCACGCCACCGGATCTGGCTGTGAGGGCCATATCTGGTAAGACGCCCCCGGGGGTGCCTGGTCGGTGACCTGGATGTCTACCCAGAAGTTGCTGGAATTGAACCCGGTGGCGGGCATCGCGGCCGATGGATCGGCGCCGAGGGTTGAGGAGAACAGGCCCTGGGCGAATGACGCCGACGAGGGGATCGGGAAAGACCCGGATTGATCGGAGTAGGCGGAGAGGGGGCCGTTGGTGATGCCGCCGCTAAACGGCTGGGTTGCGCCGAACTGGCTTTGCGTCAACGGGAACCCGTTGACGGCCGTCCATCCGTTCGCGGCGACGTACGCCACGCCCTCCGATAGGCCGATGGGCGCGGGAAGGGCGGTGAAATTCCATTGCCCCGTGGTGGGGGTGGTGCCGGTGACCACCGATCCGGGTACCAGGATTTGGGTGACGCCGTGATCGGTTGAGGTGATCTGCCAGAGAGCCCATTTCTGGGCGGCGGTGTCACCCCCCGGGGGCGTCCAGGAGAAGTAGCCGTTCAGCCACAGGCCGGATTGGGTGACCGTCCACGCCACCGCTGACATGTACGCGCCGGCGAACGCCGTGGGAGAGGCCGGGCCGTTGGTGACGGGGAAAAGCCGCCACGTGGTCATGCGTCCTCCCCGGGGACGGCGCGGGGGCGGCCCGCGTGCCACGCCGTGCCGCCGGCGGTGATGGTGAAGTGGGTGTTACGGAACGGGACGGGCGCCGCGTGTGCCGTGGTGATGGTGACGGTCCCGCGTGCCGGCGCAGGTGCGGTTGTGGTACGCCACGGGCGGGTGCGGGTGATGAGCGGCGGGCCGGGGGGGCCGATGGGAACAGGTGAGGCCTGCCGCGTGTTCCACCCGCCCCGGTGCGGGGGTATCCGCGCCGATACGGGGCTGTTAGCGGGGCGCGGCGCGGGCCCGGTGCCCGTAGGCCGTGTCGCACTCGCGTACCGGCGCCCCGTGCGGGTGATAGGGGCACGCGGTGGCTGGGTGCGTGACGGGGTGACCTGTGCGGGCGGCGGGGTGAACGTGCCGCCCCGGGCGATGCCGTACACGCGCCCGGGTGGCGGCAACGGCCGCACGATCCGCACGGGGGCGTGCAGGGGGTACGTGGCCGGGCCAACCCCGCCGAACGTGCCCCGCGTAGACGCGGCGCGCCCGCGTGGCGGCAGGGGGGGGCGGGAGGCTACCGGCGCGGAAAGCGGTTTCGGCGCCGGCCCAACCCCGTTGCGGGTACCCGTGCCCCCGGTAGTGACATGGCCGCGTGGCGGCAGGGGGGGGCGGGACGCGAACGGGCGGTGCCACGGGTAGAGCGGCGGCCCGGCAGTCGGGGGGATGAACACCGGCGGCGCGGCGATGCTGGCGGTAGCGCGCCCGCGCGGCGGGAGGGTGCGGCGGATCGTGACCGGGCCGCGTAGTTCGGGTGCCGGCGGCCCCTGGCCCGCGAACGTGCCCGTGCCGCGAGTGGCGGTATGCCCGCGCGGCGGAAGGGGCTGCCGGGCCGCTACGGGGGCGCGCAGCGGGAACGGCGGAACGCCCTCGCCGGAGAATGCGCCCCGCCCGGATGCCGCCGTGTACCCGCGTGGCGGCAGCGGGTGGTGGATGGTGACCGGGGAATGCAACGGGAACGGCGCCGGGCCGGTTCCGCCGAACGTTCCCCGCACGCCGTAGGCGCGGCCACGCGGCGGAAGGGGCTGCCGCGCCGCTACCGGGGCCGTTAGAGCCTTAGGGGGCGGCCCCTCGCCCGCGAACACGCCTGCGCCGTGGTACGCCAGGTGGCCGCGCGGCGGAAGAGGCGGGCGCGCGGCCACAGGGCCGTGCAACGGGAACGGCGCCGGGCCCTCGCCGGAGAATGCACCTGTGCGGCGGTAGGTGCGCCCGCGTGGCGGCAGGGGCCGCGCAGCGGGAACAACCGGGCCGGCGAGTGCCCTGGGCTGCGGTCCTTGGCCGTTGAACGTGCCGGCGTGGTTGCCGTAGACGCGGCCACGGGGCGGAAGAGGGCGCGCCGCCGGGACAACCGGCCCCTCGGCGGCCTTAGGGGGTGCGCCCACCCCGGCGAAGACGCCCGGGCGGCGGTGTACCCGCCCGCGTGGCGGCAGGGGCTGGCGGGCGGCGAACGGGCCCTTCCACGGCGGGAACGGCACACCCTCGCCGGAGAACGGCGGAACCCGGGGGGTTGTGAGTGCCGCGCCGATGTTGGTGTTAGCGACACGGTTACCGATAGGCCCGGATAGTTGGGTCACGGTGCCCGCCTACATGTGCGCACCGGCCTCCGGGGGGGTTTACGCGAAGCTGCCGTGCGCGCCGCGCCGGCCGGCGCGGGCATAGGAGGTGAACGCCTGGTTGAGTGGCGGCGGGGGGGCTATCACGGGGCCGCCGGCGGCGGGAACGGCGAGGATCTCGTTGATGATGACAGCCCAGAAATCGCTAGTAACCGTCCACGCCATCGTCACCGACGATCCGGTGGCGGGGGATGTTGCGGCCCCGCCGTTACCAGCGGCGCTGTTGTTGTTCTGGTTTTTGATCCAGCGGCTGGTAGACGGCGATGTCGCAGAGGTGACGGGTGATCCGTTGCCCACGCCGCCGTGGAGGATGTTGCCGTTGGTGTTGGAGGTTGCGGCGGCCGATGCGGTGCCGGAACTGCCGACGGCGGTGAAACTAGATCCCAGGGGGGTGATCTGGTTAGCGCCGGTGTAGGAAACACTGCCGCCGAGAAACGATGACGGGTTCCCGCCCGTGCCGGAAAACGACGCCGAAACGGTACCCGATCCGGTGGCGGGATTCACGAGGTAAAACCTTTGGATGAACCCGCCGGTGCTGTTGTTGGTGTGCACCTTCGTTCCGGCGGTCATCGATGTTCCCGCGAACGTGCACGCCAGGGTGTACCCCGCGTCTGTGCCGAGGTCAGATCCGAACACGAGGTCGACGACGATGAGGCCGTTGGCAGCCGATCCCATCACGTGCGTCCACGTGAGGGGGGTTGTGCCCGCGTTCCCGGCCCCGGCGGAGGAGGGTCCTACGGCATCGAATACCGGCGCCACAGGCTAGCCCCCCTCCTCGCGCGGAATGGTTTTTAGTATTGTGGGCCGATGATGACCCGCTGGGATGCCATGAAATTAAACGGGAGGGTGTAGGTGCCGAGGCCCCCTCCGGTGCGCAACACGTATTCCTCGTGGGCGTCGGCGAAGGCGTTGAAAATGTTCTGGGCGTCGGCGGAGGAAAACCCGAGGGCCACCAAATCGGATGGGGCGTACGCCGAAAGCCATTGGTAGAAATCTTCTACGGCCTCGAAGGCGGTACGCAAATTCATGAGGCGTGATTGCGCTTGGGTGGTGACGTTTGATGAGGTAATGCCGCCGAAGATAGGCACCGGCGATCCGTTTCTCCCCCCCTTATGGGGAAAACGATGTGGTACCGGGGGCGGGTGTCCGGGCGTGGTAGCGTAACCCGCCCCCGGCGGCATGCGGGTGTTACTCGGTGAACACCGTTTCTACAAGGAACTGGGTGGCGGTACCGGCGGATGAACACGTCGCGTACATCGCGAGGCCCGTTGTGGTGGAACCGCCGAAGAACCACTCGGCGCCGGGGGTGACCCATTCCGCCCAGTTAGCGCCGGCGGTGAACGGCAGCGATTGCGACCATAGGGTGACGCCGGGGGTGCCGATGCCCGTTAGGGCAACAGAGTTATCGGCCCACGACGACTGGGCGGCGATATCGTTGTTGTTATGCGGGGAGGGCGTGATCGCGTTCCCGGCGCCGTACGCCGCCGTGGTACGCGCGAAAATGAACTGCACGGTGCCGTTTGACGGATATGACACGCTAGCGCCGGAGTAGATGCCGATACGCAGCGCCTCAACGTTGAGGGTGGCGGTGGCGGCGGCGAACTTAGCGGCGAAGAGCGGCGTCTGAGATGTGCTAGCTAGGGTGACGAGTGCCGAGGTGGCGGTGTAGGTCCTGGCGAGTGCCATTAACCTCCGGGTGGGGGGACGGGTTGCGCGGGGGATAGCGGGTGCCGTTCCCCGGTGACGTGCTCGTGTAGGTCTGCGACGATGGCGTGCATGGCGACGGCGGCGTCACGGGCCTCCGTGACCGCCGGGTGCGGGGGGAAGTGGCGGTGCCAAAAACGGGTGATCGGGGCGCGGAGCGCCCAGCCGCCAATGAACCCCAGGAGGGCACAGGGGGGGACGGCGGCTACGTTAGAGCCGACGTAATTCCAGTAGGCGGCAAGGGCGTGGAGTACGGGCATTAGGATCACCCCCATGTGGCGGGAAAGATTCGCGGCGCGGGCTGCCCGGGTGGGTGACGGGTGGGTGTTCACCGCCGGCCAGGGCATAGCCGTAGCCGGGGTGGTGATGATCTTGAACAAGGTGCTGGTACCCGGTGTTGCCCTGGCCGCGTCGGGCGCGGGGATGGCCGTGGGGAACATGATCACCGCGTGGATGCGGGATGCGCGGGCCAAGGCGGCGGGGGGCCGGGTCGAGGAGCACGTGTTCTTCGTGCAGATGGGTCGCCCGGAGTGGGAGGAATGCCCGAACTGTGGCGTCAACCTGGTGTTGCCGGGCAGGGATAAGACGATGCGGCTGCGGTGTGACGGGGCGTCTATGACGATGCCGCCCGGGTTCGCGGTGACGATGGCGTCGTGCGGGACCTGCGGGATGCTCTGGCCCGAGGATGCCACTGCACCGTAGTAGGGGGCGGGCGATGGCACTCCCCTATCACCGCCCGCCCCCGGGTCTAGCCTAGTACCAGCCGTGGGCCTGCCAGAACGCCCACGCCGGGCACGCCCCCCCGTAGTTCCCGTTGACGTAGGCGCGTAGCCAGGTGAGTTGCGTCAACGCGGAATCCTGCCAATCGGGGCCGTAGGGCGCCATTTTCGAGCCGGGGAGCGCTTGGCCGAGGCCGTACGCCCCGGAGGTGGTGTTGACGGCGTGAACGTTCCACCCGGATTCGCGGGTGATGATGTTGGAGATGCACCCGTAGCCCTGGCCGAAGATGGCCAGGGCTATAGCCTGGGGCGTCCCGCCGGCGGCAGGTGATCCTCCTCCGCCGTCGGTGACAGGCGTCACGGGCGGCGGGGGAGGGGGTGGGGCGTGGGCGAGGGTGCCCGCCGCTGTTGCGGTGCGCGTGTCGGGAGGCGGTGCTACCGGGTGACGGGGCACGCCGGCCCGGTACCCGGCGCCGAGTTCGTTGAGGATGGGTGCCGTTGCGCGTGCCGGGGACGCGATGGCGGCAGGTGCCGCTGTCGCCGAGGCGAACAGGGCGGATGCTAGCAGGAACAGGCCTGATGCGGAGAGCGCCAGGCGCCGGCTTGATGCCATGGGTGATTGGTGTCATTCGTGCGGGCCGTGCGCCCATTGTCCGGGTGCACGGCTGTGCTGCCGTCCGTTTCCGGGCATGGGCCAGGCGCTGCGGCAGGCGGGCCCCGGCGAGGTCAGGGCCGGCGCCCTTGGGGTGCCCCCGCTGCCCGTTCACGCCGGCAGGCGGGGGTGCCCGCACGCTGCGGGACGTTTACAGTGCCGCAGGGCATGGGTCTGCCACTGGCGGCATTATAACGAGCAATATGCCCCGGGCTGCCACCACGGCGCAAGGCGAACGGGTAGGGTGGGTTACCCGAAGGGAACCGGAAAGGGAGGCGAAAAGGGTGGTTTTGCCCGATGAGGCTCAGGCTACGTTCCTGTTGGAGGCGGCGCGACGTGACGCCGATGCCGGGGACATGCTGGCAGCGGCTATGACGTACGCCCAGCTTGATGCAATGTTGAGTGCGGGTGGCCCGTTGCCGCGCCCGTGGGCGTACCGTGAAGAGGTGATTGACGTGATGCCGGATGGGGTGACGCCGAAAACGACTCGGCGCATCCCCCTGCGGGTGCCGGCCGCGCTGCGCGTCCCCGGGAAGGGGGGGCACTAGCGGGGCGGGGACCCCGCAACAGGGTTAAGGAAAGCCGGGAGGGAACGGAAAACATGGAGGGCGTAGTGACGTGGATTGTTGGGCACGGCACGGAACTGGCGGTTGCGTGCGGCATCACAGGGGCGTTCCTGTTCGCCGCGTGCGTGGCCTCGTGGTACCGGGAACGCAGGCGGGCCGCGCGGCCCGCTGCGGCGTTCGTGGCGCGGATGGCGGTGCACGCCGAGGCGCGGCGGGTAGCCGATGCGGCTACTACCGAGATTCCGGTGATCACCACGGCGCTGCGCCGCCCGCCGGCACAGCCGGCGTGGGCGGCGGAGGACAACACGGGTGACGCGACTTCGGAGTGGCTGCGTTACCTCGGCGAGGATGAGGGCGCGGCGCCCACGGTGCCGCCACGGGTTCCGGAGTACGAGCCCCGCGATGAGCGGGCGGTGCCGATGTCACCGTGGCTTGCCGCGCAGCTAGCCGAACTTGAGGCGTGGTCGGCGAAGAACCGCGCGGCCATCGGCGCGGGCAGCGTAGGGTAGTTGGTGTTATTCCCCGCGCGGGGGCGCGCGATGGCATGGCCGCCCCCCATGGCGCGGGGGCGGCCCCCCGGGCGGCGGGCGCGTAGGGTTCCGCGCGCCCCGGTGTCAGCCCGGGCGCGGGCCGGGGTGAACGGGGTACCGCCCCGCTGTCGGGGCGAGGGCGGTACCCCGTTCGCATGGGAATAACAGCCCGGTTCCATTGTTATACCAGGCATCTTGCCCTAGCATACGGCCGTGATACCTGATGCGGGAAAAAGTGTGCAGGCTCCGGCGGGAACCGATCACCCCGCCGGAGCCGCCCCCTTGGCGCCCGTGAGCTCGAGGAGACGATGAGTGCCCCGCAGGGGGAGGCGACCCGGTTCAACTCCGGGCGGGCGCACGGCGCTGAAGATGCAGGCGTTTCGCAGAGAAGGGAATTGGCATGATCCGTGATTTCGTGGCGCGTTACCGGTGGACGCGGGGAACCGCGAAGGGCATCCGTTACGAAAACGGCGTCCTGGCCAGTTTGCGTTACGCCTGGGTTAACCGGGGAACCCCCTGGCCGCGTGATGGCGCGTAACAAGCGGGCTGTCACGTGCCCCACGTGCAAAGAGGCGTACGTCGCCACCGACGGGCACGTTTGCGCACTGCCCAAGGAAACGTGCGAGAACTGTTTGCAGGAGTTTTACCCGAAGTTCCCGCACACATGTAACCCCAGGGACGTGGAACGCGCCGATGCGATCTACGAGGCGCGGCGCCCCGGGCGGCGCCAGGGCGACAACCGCAACCAGGTGCGCGGGGGGCGGCGCAGCAGCGGCCGTGGGATCAACCCGGAGAAGAAGCGGCGCCACGAGGGCGGCAAGAAGTAGGTCACGCGGGCATGTCGCCGTGCTCGCCCAGGACGCCCCACACCGCCTCGTAGGCGCGTATCAAGTCCCGGGCTGCGAAGACGCGGGCGTGGCGCCCCGCGCGGCCGTACGTGGTCACCCGGCGTTTCCCTGCCGGTTCGAGGCCTGCTATGCGGATCAACTGGCGGACCTGGCCGGGTGTGAGTTCCGGGGGCCCGAGGATGGCTGCCGCTTCCGACGCGGTCCAGAAATCCGGGGAATCACCAAGGGTGCGCAACCCCGCCGATGACCACCCTTTGCGGGTCACGGCCGGCTACCCGGAAGGGCTAGGCCGGCGGAGTCATCCTGCCACACCAGGCCCGGCTCGCCAGAGAAGGTACCTATCTGCACGCGGCCGAACGGGCGGCGGCCCGCCTCGTCACGGCACTCCGGGTTCACGCACCGCACCACCCCCGTGACGGGTTTGTGGCGGAGGGTGTGGTGGGCGCACCACGGGCACCGCGCCGGCTGTTGCCCGGGCATGCGGGGGAGTTGAAGCCACGGCTCGCGTTCCCCGAGGGCGAGGCGCGCTTGCCAGCACCACCGCTCGATGCGGCGGGTGGCGTCACGCACCAGGTGGTCATCAGCGCCGCCGCACAACCCGAGGATTGCGTCAAGGCACGCGCCGGTGTTCGCATCCGATCCGCCGCGAACGCGGTGAACCCCCGCTATCTCATAGCGGAGGTTCGTTTCGAGTTTCCGGGCGCCTGCGTGCACGTCAAGGATGATCATGGCGGCGCCGGTGTTCCACGCGGCGAGGGGGCGGGTGCCGCCGCGCCCGGTGACGTGCTCATCGCGGTAGCCGCGTTGCTCGCGGTGCGCGATGACCGCTTCGAGGCGGCCGAGGAGGATGGCGAGGTCGGCTGTGGCCCCGGCTAGCCTCTCGTATGCAGAACCACCCAAGCCCGTGACCCCCCAGTGGTTTTCCCGCCCGTGCCGCCGTGAAACTACCGGCAACTTTAACCCGGGTTCCCCCGTGGACGGCAACACCCCGCGCCACTTGGTGGGGCCATAGGCGCGGGGTGCTGCCGGTGCGTGGCGCCCCTTGTCTCCCGAACGGGGTTAGGAGGGGGGCACTACGCGGGCCTTACGGAACGGTCACCGTGAAGTTGGAGCTCGGCGCGGGAAGCGCGGAGGGCTGCAGGGTGATCGTGTCACTCGGGGTGCCCACGCCCAGCGTCGAGCCGATGAACTCGATGTTGGGGAACGCGTCGAGGGTGACGCGCCGGCCGCCGATGGTGAAGATGTTCTGGCCGGCAACCTCGGTGAGGCCGTTACGGGTGAACCCGAACATTGTTCCGTTGGGCAGCGTTGCGGCGGCGTGGCCCAGGCCGCCGGAGGTGTCAACGCCAATGCCGGCGTCGAGGAAATCGAAGCTGGGGTTGACAACGAAGTCCTGGCGGTACACCGTCACCCCATCGGCCTCAACAGGCGAGGAAACCACGGCGAACTGGCGGAGGAAGCTTGACCAGTGCACTTCGGTGTACTCGGGGCCGCCGGTCGTGCAGAAAGGCTGGCCGCCGTCGAGGATGGGCTTGAGGTCCGGGGCGGGGATGGCTGTCTGGGAAGGCTCGAACTTAGCGCCCTCCTCCAGTGTCCACTGGCCCTCGCACGCGCCGGGGTGCGCCGTGTCATTCCAGACCCAGCCCGCGCCCAGGGTGAGGCTGGTGCCGTTGGGGTCGGCTTGGAGAACGGCGCCGGCGGCGACGCTATCGGCCTGGATCGGGGAGGGGGCGTTGCTGAGGTTGGGCAGCGTCACGTTGGTGCGGGAACTATTCAGTGCCACGGTTCCGAAACTGGCGGAATAGCCGCCGAGGGAGGTGGAGAAACGGTTACTGACCGTCGAAGCGCCCGCAGTGGCGGGAACGGCGAGGGCGGCGAGGACGCCGGCGGTGAACACGGCAAGGGCGAAACGTCGCATGATTTGGTGATCTCTCCTAATCGGGGGGAGTCCCCGGCTCTGCGGGGCCGGGACGCATCTTCGGTCATTCCTGTCCCGGTCGTATCAGTGGTGAACGCTACTACTAACCGGGTGCTGTGCGCACCCCGGGTGGCGTTTTCGTTACCACCCCGGGGTGCTGTTGGGCTAGCCGCCGTTGGCGAGGATGTTGACGCCGCTGTTAGCGCCGGGCCAGCACGAGAACCCCACCGGGATGCTCTGGCCGGACTTCTGGAGCGCCTCGATCACGTTCATGCACTCCGCGACAAGGACCAGCGGGGACTTTGCCACCGATTGAGAGAGGGCGGCGTTGGCCTGGGCCTGGGCCTGGGCCGTGCGCACCGCCTCCTGCGCAATGACGGTCTGGGCCGCCTGCTGGTTCTCCTGGTTGATCCGATCCTGCACCGATTGGGGGTAGACGAGGCGCGGGATCGTCACAGATAGGACGGTGATCTGGCCGCGTAGGTCCCCGCGCATCTGCGCGGCGACCGCCCTCGCTATGTCGGCAAGGTGGGGGTTGGCGGCACTACCCGGGGTGGCGGTGGTCGCCGCAACCGGGTCATAGGTGTCGAGGTTGGCGTTGAGGGCGTTGACGAACACCGGGTGAACCAAGGAGCCGGAGATGTCATCGATCACCGACGGGCCGCCGTGATAGTTCCGGTACAGCGCATCGGCGGCCGGCGGACGGATGCGCCACCGGAGAATCACATCAGCGCACGCCTGCTGTTGCTGCCCGATGCGCACGTTGACGCAGCCGGGCCCCTCGAACGTCTGGGTCTGGATGGCACCATCGATTTGCGTCATCCCCGCCCACGGTTCTATCCAGTGGATGCCGTTGGTGACCTCGCCGTCGGGCCTGCCGAAGGAGATGATCACCCCAATGTTCTGGGTGTCAACGGGGGAGTACGAGGCGACGAGAACCGCGATGACGGCCACGGCGAACGCGACGGCGGAGGCGAAACCTGCGGCGGCCCTGGTGTCACCCTTCGTGAGCGAGGCGGTGATGACCGCGACCACGGCCACGAGCGCCAGGAAAATGCTGAATCCGAACATCTGTTCCTTTCCCTACCTTTTTGTGCACCCCGGGTCATTCGCCCGGGGAATCCTCGGATGCGCCGGCGCGCTTGACTACGAGGATGACATCCTCGTAGGTGGTAGCCGGGTCATCGTTGAACGTCCATATCAGCGGCCCCCGGGCCGGGTAGTTCTCGGCGATGTCGCAGATGATGGCGTTTTTCAGGGCACGGCCGGCGTAGGTGCAGGCGAGGCCCGTGAAAAGGAACGCGCCGTCGAGGCAGACGCGGCCTGCGGTGTCTAGCGTCACTCCCTGACACCACCCGCGTTCCCCGAGGGTTGCGGTAACCGCATCAGCTGCCTGTTGTTTTGTGGTAATCATCCCAGTCCTTCCGCAGAACTATTGTTTCCCATCCGCCCTCGTCATCAAGAACCCGCGTGGTTCCATCGAAAACCTCCAGGGGAACCGTGGCCGGTTCTGCCCAGGAGGGCACCCAGAACCCGCGTCTCAGCATTTCCGGTGACCTATCCTCGCACAATCTATGGCACCCGGGAGAAGTGGCGGAACCGCACAACAAGACCAGGTTGGATAGCTTGTTCCCCCCGCCTACCCCGCGCGCCTTCCGGTGCTGGATGGAATGCCACACCCCTACCCGCGTGCCGCACGCCTGGCACTGGTTGTTATCCCGTTCATGCACGGCCATGCGCACCGGCGGGGAAAGATCACTCAATTGCGCCCCTCGTCTCCCCCTTGCCGGAATTCGATGCGGATGCCGAGCAGTGCGCCCACGTGCCGGGCGAACCCGAGGACATCGGAGAGGGCCTCGTCACGGGTGACGTAGTTCATGAACGATACCGAGTGCTGCCCCGTTCCGTCTCCGAGGATGACGATGCCGTGCATGCTCTCGGGGGCCTCGGGGTGATCTGCGGCAACCTGTGTCATCGCATCGGAGACCCTATCGAGAGGTGATTTCGGGTTGATGGTGATGCCCGTTAGCTCGGCAAGGGGAAAGTCGGGGATGCCTCCTTCGGTCACGTTCCCGCCGCCTCTGCCTCATCTGCGAAAGCCACCAGCGCGGCGGCCACGGAACGGGCCGTAGCCGGGTCGGCTACCAGGTCAACGTAGGAGGCGTGGTGGTCGGTGCCGGCGAGGATGCGCAGGGCAGTGGCGAGCCGGGCGCGCCATGGCAGCCGTCCGTAGGCCCCGCCTACGGAGAGGGTGGCGGTGTTGTCATCGAACCGGGTGACGCGAAAGTAGTGGTGGTCGTGACAGAGGCATGGCCAGATGCTCTCGGTATGCGGCGTCCCGTTTCCCATCCGTTCCCCTTTCAAACTGGTTTTCGGGTGCCTCTGCGGTGCCCCGGGTGATTTTGGCTTGGCCCCTCTTTTCATCCGGGGGCACCGCAGGGGGCGTTCCTAACCCTACCCCGGCTAGCCGGAGCGGTTACCTGCGCCGGCGAAAAGCCCCCCGACGTCAGCGCGGAACGCGGGGTCGCGTGCCGCCTGGCGCCGGTACTCGGGGTCGTCGAGGATGCGGAGCAGTTGGGCTGTCACCCGCGAGATATGCTCGAGGGTGCGGCGCGTCCGCGCCTCCCATTCCGCATCGCCGGCTGCCTCGGTGTAGGCGTAGGCTAGTTCGTTGCGGATGTTCCTTTCCCGCCATTCCTCGGAGAGAGCGGTGGCCCGCCCGAGGATGGTGTCATGGTAGGGGCGAACCACCGGCGGCGGCTCGCTGATCCAATCCCGGGGCTCGGGGTCGGCGAGCCGCGCCATGCGGCTCGCCGCCTTGAACCGGATGAACCCCGCCATGGCGTTACGGTCACTATTGATAGTTGACTTCGCCACGCGCAGCGCGGAGGCGATTTGATCGGTGAAGTACCCCGCGTTGGTCATGTCGACCACCATGTCGCGGCGCCGCTCTATCTGCGCCTGGGATGGGCGGCGTGATGCCGCCCATCCCTCCGGGGTTACCGCTGCAGTGCCCACGCCAGGAGATTCTGCTTCTTAGCGCGGTTGTAGTGGTTCATGACGGCCTCGGCGACGTTGCGTGACGGCGAGGGGTAGACGCCGCTGTCGGCGAACCGGAGCCACCCGTTGGCGTCCTTGCCCCGCAGGATGGTCTTCAGGCGCGCGAAGTCAACGATGCCCGGGTTCCGCTTGATGATCTCGCGGAGGGCGCGCATCAGCAGCGCGTCGAACCGGTACACGTCCTCGTCGGTGAACGACTCCTTCAGCACCGAGAGAACGTCACGGAGCAGGTCCGCGCCCTCCTCCGGGGTGCCCGTGCCGATGATTGACTCGAGCGTGGAGATCGCCACGATGGTGTTCGCGGACTTGTACCCGCCAACCAGGCGGACGCCGAGGGCGGTGAACACGTTCTCGGCGAGGTTCTCGCGCACCGAGCCGCCCCGCACCCGCAGGTTCCACCGCTCTAGCGAGGAATGGCTACGGCGCCCGATGGTGATGCCGAGGGCCACGCCAGCCTCGCCGGTGACCTCGGCGACGGCGTCGGAGACGATGACCCAGATGCGGATGTCGGGGTCGCGGTGCTGCAAGGCGAGCACCCGGTTCTGGCCTTCGAGAACAACGAGGCTGTTGTCCGGGCGCATCCGCACCGTGGGAACCTCGGCGCGATCCCAGTCCCAGTTATTGGCCAGGCGCTCGATGCGCGCGGCGGGAACGCCGCGCTGCACCGTCTGGTCCACCACGAGGTCGCCGACGCGAACGTAGCCGACGAGGCGGGGGTCGGAACCGGGGTAAAGGGCGGTTCCCTCTACGTTCGTGCCCGGGCCGGGCATCCACTCGGCGCGGCGGTCGGTCTCCCACGCGGGGGTTTGCGTTGGTGCCGTCATCACGTTCCCTTCCCTGTTTTCGGTTTGCTGACATGCACCCGCGCATGCTATACGCCGGCCGTGTCAAATAGCAATTCTAGGGGCGGGGAACCCTGGGGTGATACACCGCCTTCCAGGGCCATGACGTGGTGTTACGCAACAGTTGGGCTGGCCAGGGGCGGTCATCGCGGTCGCCACGGAAACGGTCAACGATGAGGGCGCCGGCGGGGAGGCCGTCGGAGAGTTTGGGTACCTGGAGGGCGATGCCGAACTCGGGCCACCGTGACCACACCCCGGAGCCCATGGGGCGAAGAAGGCGTGATTGGCCGCCGGTGGCGAGGGGGGCATGGGCCTCCATCCACAGGGCGCACCCGTGGCGTTCGCGTACCCGGTCCCAGTACGCGGCGTGCGCGGCGTGAATGGTTTCCGCGCGTGCGCCGGTATCACGCATCGCCTTGTAGAGGGGGCCGACGCAGATCAGGGCGGGTTTCGCGTGCGCTATCAAGGCGTCGAGGGCGGCGGCGTCGGAGGGGGAAAGGAGGTCAATTCCACCCGGCTTGCTCCAGATGCGGGCGTAGTCACCTACCCCGCCGCCGGCGGTGCGGAGGAGGGCGCGGACCCGCGCTTGGAGCAGCGGCCCGGGGTTCTCAAGGTCTACGTAGAGGGTGCGTACCCGTGGGATGCGCTCGTGCCACGCGAACGGGTGCACGCCGGCGGCGCACGCCATCCACGCCTGGCGGAGCAACGTGGATTTCCCGGCGCCTTCGGGGGCTACGACGATGACGCGCTCCCCGCCGTGGAGGACACCGGGGATCACGGGGGCACCGTGTGCGAACTCTAGTTCGAGGAACGCCTCGGCAGTGACGGAGCGCTCCGGGGGGTCCACCGCCGCCGCGAGGCCCTCGATGCGCCGCGCGGCCTCAAGGATGATCCCCCCCGCCGTTTCGTGTTGGCCGTCTGCGGCCCAGGACGCCATGCTGCGGCCCAATTCGTGCACCCTGCGCCTCAAGGCCACGTCCCGTACCCGGCGGGCGAACCACGGCGCCTGTACGGCCGTGGGCACCGCCTCGATCATCCGGACCAGGTCCAGTGGCGTGACCTCCGGCACCAGCGGCGGCGAGGAGGTGTTCACCACCACCGCCATCGCAGCGACATCCGTGGGCTCCCCCGCCGCATGCCGGATGATCAACCGCAGGTAGAGCCCCGAGTAGTAGAGATCATCCGGCTCGAGGATTTCCCCCACCGCCGTGATCGCCGCCGGGTCCAGCATCATCGAGCCGAGAACCACATCCTCGCTGCCCGCATCACGGAACACGTCAGGCACCCGTGCCCCCCAGGGCGCGGCGCATCGACTCCCTGATCCGCTCGCGGTTGGCGGTCATCCCGGCGCGCCACATCTCCTCGCCACGATCCCACATCGCCTGCCACTCCTCCGGCGTGGCCCACGGCGGAACCACATCCGGGCGGTCGGGGCCGTAATCGGGGTGAGCGGCGAACCACTGGTTACGGCGCTCTTCCACGCGGCGCACAATATCGGCCGGCCATATCCGGCGGGATTCCTCTGAATAATGCTCGACTACAGCCCGTTCCGCCTCGGCGTGAGTCATGTACCCAATCACCAAATGCCACGCCTCAACATCGGCTTTGCCGATGGTGCGTTGGTCAAACGAGGCACACCGAGCCAAAATGAGCAACACCGCGTCTTTGGTCAAATTCCCCTCCCGTTCCCGTTGAGGCCGACCGTAGCACGGGCGCCGGGGGAGCTGTCGTCGAAGGTGCCGAGAAGATCTTCGAGGGGCTGTTGCACCGCCCGGTCGGTGGTGCTGGGGCGCCGGCCCGGGCGCATTTTCGCGCCGGCCTGGAGTTGAACGTACTTCGTTCGGAGCTTCGGCAGCGAGAGGACGTGGGGGCGCCAGAACTCGTCGCTGGCGCACCAATCGATGGCCGCGTGAACCTGGGCCTCGGTGCGCTTGTCGTCATCGAGCATCAGCCGCGCGGCGCGGCGCCACTGGACGCCGTAGCGGGGGCGCACGCCGGTCTGGTTCTCAACGCTATCGGCCATGTGCTCGCAGAGGCGGTCAACGTCTTCGCGCTCGCCTGGTTGGTCACGCCTACCGTTCGTGACAGGCGTGGCCTTGCTTTTAACCAAAAGGCTGGGGTTAGTAACTGACCCCCTGCCCCTAAGGGTATCCGGTACGGTATCCGGTACCCTATCGGGTACGGTATGGCATAGGGTATTCACCTGCGAAGATAGCCGCTTGATCCACCCCTCGGCGAAGTCTTTCAAAAGAGGGTGAACGTCATCGTCTGCAACGGCCCGTTCGATCTCCGAAGAGATCACGCTGCGTAGCCGATCCGACTCCACGACGGCGAGGTCTGCGGCGAGGGGGTTGGCCATCTTCGGGCTCCGGAGGATGCGGTCACGGCGCACCAGCGAGCGGATCAGCAACTCCCCCTTCGCCGCGTCGGTGATGATGAACGGGCGCATGCACCCCTCGAGGGCTTCGAGGTTCTTCTCCAGCGCGGCGACGGTCATGCCATCGGTCATCGCGGCCCACCGCTTCGGGCGCAGGGCGATCACCCCGCAGTGCGAGAGGTCTGGCTGCGAGACGAGGAAGAGGTAGAGGTGCTGGGCGCCCATGGGCAGGGCGCGGAAATCCGGGTCGGCCCAGATCGAGGTGAAGATGCGCGCTTCGGTGCGCGCCATCAGATGGCACCTGTGTTTATGCTATGGATTGCCGGGGTAGCGACGGTTGGGGTCACTCACAGCCTCCGATCGCGGGCGTGGAAAACCAGGAGTTGGCTGGATGTGCCGAACGGCCGGCCGCACCCCCCCCCGGCAAGCCCTTTGGCCCCCCGCCTGCTGCGTCAACAGCAGGCGGGGGGCGGGCACCATCCCGCTAGCGGCCACCGTACACCGGCGATGAGTGCCGGCGGTAGAATGAAACCTGGGGCAGGTGTGACGGGAACCGGAGGGGAAAATCATGCGGTGGGGTGCTAAGCCCGCATGGCCTGAACTGGCAGAAGACCTGGAGGTTGTGATCATGCTCTCGGCGGAACGGGCAGTGCGGTACGACCCTGCGTGGGCAGAGGAGGAACCGTGGGCGAACGTCACACCGCGCCAGTGGCGCCGCTGGCGGCATAAGCACCGGGGGGCCTCTCAGCATGCCCACTTCCCCGACCCCGAACGCCCCGGGCGCATCCTGCGGTGCCAGCGGTGCCGCCCCGCGCCCGCCGTGCCCGATGTGACGCAGGCGAGGGTGGGGCTATCAAGCCGCTGGGCACGCTCGTGAAATAACACCCCGGAAACGCGAAGGGAAAATACCCGTGATTAGCCTGCTATCGAAGTTGAGCCAGGGCCAGCTTTTCGTCATCGTGATCGTCGCAATGATTCTCGTGGCGGTCATTGCGTGTAGTTTCGCCGGGATATTCAAGCGCGAGTCCTCTCCCCCGGAGAAGGGTGGCGGGGCGGGGGAATAGCACGCGCCCCGCGCACGTTCACCAGTGCGTACGGGTACGAACGGGAAGGGAAACGCGAGATGACAAACGAGATGACCTGCGAGGAGATCTTCGGGTTCGGTACCACCACGTTCGAGGGCGCGAAGGTGCACACCTTCGACAGCGACAGCGGCACCGCCTACGACGCCTCACAGTGCTGCGACGAAATCAGCAGCGGCGACCTGTTGTACGTGCCCGCCGAGGGCGTGGTGGCCGTTCTGTGCGAGGCGTGGCCCGTTGTGGCCGCCACCACAGAGCCTCTCCCCGATGACAGCCGGGTGGCGTTCGACCGGCTAGCCGAGGGTGCCTCCTGGGGCGAGGCGTTCGAGGGGAAGTTCACCGGGGCCGCCGAGACGGCGGGCCGGTTCCTCGCGGCACAGGCCTGATAGCGGCCAACTCGGCGGTGATGGTGCCGTCAAGCCAATCCGCCGGCCGCCACACCCCGTAATCGGCGCCAGCGCCGCGAAGGGCCGCCTCCCACTCCCGTTGCGGAGAGGTGAGGCGGCCCTTCGCGGTTTTGAGTTCCCGGAACAGCACCCGGGTTCCCGCGAACACCCAATCGGGGAAACCCGGCGCGGAGTTCCGTGACCGGTAGGTGTGATACGCGGGGATACGGTACGCGGCTGCCAGGGCGCGAACGTTTTCCGAAAGTTCACGTTCCGGCATGGCAGCCGCGTACCCACTCATGCCCGGGCGTCACCCTCGATGACGTGCAACCCCTCGCCGGAGGCGATTAGCTTCGCGATCACCGGGATGGCGAGGGTTCGCATCCACCCGTTGAGCAGGTCCGGGTCATTGGCCTCCAGGTCATCAATCAACTCCTGGGCGCGTACCGCGTTGATCCACCCAGACGGGTCACGGGCACGGGCGAGCTCGGCGGTCATGTCAGCGGCGTAGTTCCGACCGGTGCGCACAACGTAGAGGTTAGGCGGGCTCATCTGTGTCCATCACCACCTCCGCATCTGCGGGCGCCGCGTTCAACAGGGCGCCGAGGCGTTCCGGGTCACGGCCGCACGCCGCGAGGGAGCGCATGATCCGCGTGGCCTCGACCTTGGGGAGTTGGGCGTTGTGCACGATCCCCGCGAGGCGGTTCACGACCCCCTGCTGCTCCTCGGGGTCGGTGACGCCCATCTGCTCAAGGAGGGTGCCGATGGCGCGCAACTGGGCCGGTGCCGCCACCTCGTCCTCGCCCCGGGTGTCATCCTCGCCGCCGTACCCGTCACCGGCGGGGGCTAGGGGGTCGCCGTCCTCGTCAACGATGGCGCCCAGCTCCTCGGGGGTGTAATGCAACCCGAACAGCGCCTCCTCGCAAGCGTCACGCGCGCACGCGGTCACCGCCCGGTGCTTCAGCATGGCGGTAGGGTACTTCCGCCAGTTCTCCTTGCCCGCCAGGCCAGCCTCGCGGGCCATCGCCATCGTCCACGTAACCTCGAACACCCATTCCGGGTCATCTGACCGGATGATCATGCACGTAGCCGATTGGCCGTCCGGGGCGACTTTGAGGCGGAGTTTGTGGCCAGCGCGGCGCACCAGGCCGGAGATCAGGCCGGCGGAAGCAGTGGGCTTCCCGTCAATGACGTGAATGCCGGTGATAGCCGCCATCGCGGGAATGCCGAGCATTTCCGCGTATTCGAGGGCCCAGAGGATGTTGGAGGGCTGGCGCTGGTACGCCTTCGGCAACAGGCCAGATGCGGCCATTTCCCGGGCGTAAAGGAGTTTCTCGGTCAGGGTGCGGCGCCGGCTAAGGCCAAGGGGCGCGGTCACCGCAACCTCCGTGCCGGGCCGTGTTTCCTCGTTAACCTCGGTTGCTGTCATCATCCCGTTCCCTTCGGTAGGTAATGCGGTCCACGACCGCAGCTTTCCGCACGTGCTCCTTCGTGTAATACACCGAGCGTGTCACCACGGGTTTCCCCGTTTTGGAATCAAAACCCGTGCGCGCCGTCCCCATCGCCGCCCGTACCAGGTTCTCAAGTTCGCGGGTGTCGCGTTCCGCGTCAGCGCGGCGGCGCAACGCCGCGCCGTAACGAAGAAGGAGGCGGCGGGAAATCACCGCCGTGTCGGCCGCGTCAACGGCGTACATGCCCCGCAGGGCGCGGGCCGTGGCCATGGTGCCGTCAATATCCGGGGGGGTCTCGGTGCGTACCGCTTCGAGGAATGCGGCGGCGGCGTCCCGCAACGCCGCCGCCGCCGCGCCGTCGTAGGTCAATTCATACACCCGCACCGAGCGGGAGGGGAAGAAGAGGCACGCAACGAAGCCCCTATCTGCGCCCAGCACATCCATCTGCCAGAGCAGTTGCGCGGCGTAATGCGGGGGAACATCACCCGAGCCGCCCTCGCCCCACCCGTCATACCCCCCCGAGGTTTTCGCTTCGACGGGCCACCCCCCGGCGGTGACGCCGTCGGGGGTAGCCAACTGCCAGAGGCGCTCCGGGTGGGCGCAAAGGCCGGCGCGGGTGACCTCGTGACCCGTTGCCATGGTGAACTCCCCCAAGACAAACGGCTCCATGTACGTGCCGAGGCGCATCGCCGGAGACGGGTCATCGGCGAGCTCAAGGATGCCTGTTTTGTCCGCCCACAACGAGAACGCGCTCGCCCACCCCAGGGGGGCGCAGCCCGTGATCGCCGCTATCTCGCTGGCGGTGACCCCGGTTCGGCGCAACGCCAGCCACGTCTCGCGGTCATAACGATCAGCGCCCGGGGGGAGGAGTTCCACGGCGTGCATCATCCCGTTTCCCTTCGTGTCGGTGCCTAACGCCACCCTGATGCTAGGCGGCGCCCCTGACACTTCGCCCGGACGCCTTGGCCCGCGCGCTCTTCTGGCAGTCCTTGCAGATGCTTTTGCGGCCCGTGGGGCGTGCCCGGTCAACGGAGAACGCATCGGCGGGCTTGGCGAGCCCGCAGACGCGGCACGGAAGGTCGGGGCCGAATGGTTCCGGTTCGGGGAGCGGGGGAACAGCAACGGGTGACGCGGGTTCCGGTGCCACGCCAAGATCAGCGGCTGGCGAGGGCACGGCGAGGTGCATCCGGGCACCCGAATCGGTGATCTGCGCGGCGAGGGTCACGAGGAGGTGCGCCCAGTTCTCGCGTACCACCGGGTCGGCGGCGCGGAACTCCCCGCCCATGAGCACGGCGTAGGAGTCAATTATGATCATGAGGCCGTCAATGACAGACTGGTCACCGCCCCACCCCGTGAGGGACCATAGGGCACGCTCGACATCGGAGCGGGTGATAGCGGGAATTCCGGGGGCGCCGGTTGCGTTATCGTTCACGCCTGCGATCCTAACCGCAGGGAGCGACACGGTGCGCATGCCCCTTGACGTGCCCTTACGTGATAGATGGTAGGCTTCGTGGTGTGCCCCGGGGTGCCCGGGTTACGGGTTACGCCCCATGGGAACGCGAACGGAAAGGATGGGCAGCGATATGACTATTCGGCAGGAAACCCCGAAGGCCGGGCCGGTTACGGCCGTGAAAGACGGCCTTGCCCCGGTCACCTTCAACGGGTACCTGCTAGCCGAGGTGACAAACGAGAGGCCAACCGGCCCCAGGTGGCTCGACCTCTACCTCTACCGCGAGGTCGACGATGATGGCACCCCCGGTGCTTACATTGTTCATTCCGTGGGCGTGAGCCTGGTGTACCACCGTGGCGCTGATACCAACACGTGCCGCGCCAAGGGCGTGCCCGTGACAGCCGGGGCCGAGGAGGTGCCCGAGGACGCCGAGCCGTGCCGCGATTGCCGGCCCGCGCCCCTCTCGCGCCTGGGACCCGAAGACGTGATTCGCATGGAATCAAACCGGCACACGGCGCATAGGTGCATCACGCCGGGCGAGGTCATTGAGGCGCTTCGGGATGGTCCCGGGCGTGCCCCCGGGCGGCTATCCGGGCCCGCCCAGAGGCTGTTGCAGGTAGCTGCGTCACGTGACCCGGAAATCAGGGAGGCGGCAACCACGCCGGTGAGGCTGTAGGCGATCCGGCGCGGTCCCCCGCGCAACAATTGGGAAGGGAAACGAAAATGCCAGACAACGGGAACACGTTCGCCAGGCTGGCGCACGTGGCCATGAGGGGCGAGAACATCCCCGCCTCCGAGGGGGGCCTGCCCGATATCACGGGCGGGAACCTCGCGGTGAACGCGCGGCTGTTGTGGCAGGCGGTGCGCCACCACGCTGACATGACACGCCAGACCGGTGACACCCCCGCCACCTACCTCTCCCACGGTGACCGGCCCGGCCTGCGGTTGAAGGTCAACGTCTCCGCCATCGCGGAACAGCAGTGGCCGCGTTACCGCGCGCAGGAGCATGACGCGGAGGCGGTGCGCCGCGCTATCCAGGGTTACCTCCGCGACGGCGGGAACATGGCGTGCATCGAGCACGGCACTAACACCCGTCCCAGTACGTGGTGGGTGAGCGAGACGTTCGCCGAGGGCATCCGCGAGCTCCCCCACGCCCGCACCACCCGGGGAAAGCCGGGAGCTACGAAGGTGACCCGCGAGGAACTGGGCCTTGACCGCGCCCCCGCGCCCGTCCAGGTGAGTTACGCTTGCACGTGGCCCGGGTGTAACGCCCCCGCGTTCCGCAGCGCCCGGGAACGCACCCATCACGGGCTGAAGGAGCACCGCACCGCCGCCGGCTGGATACGGTGGGCACTGGAAACGTCCGGGGAGCCGGCGCGGATGATTCACATCTCCGACGCCGCAGCCGCCGCCGGGTTCACCGGGTCGGTGGAAATCCTTCGCCGTGCCGCGTTCGACATGGTGGAGGCCGGTGACCTTAGCGTGGCGTACCCAACGTCACCCGAGACGCCCGTGTTCCGCCTGCCCGGGATGCCCGAGGGTTCCGCAAAGGCTATCGTTGAGCCCGGGGTTCCCCTCCAGGCGGCGGTACCCGTGGCCGAGCCCGTGGTGCCCGTGTTCCGTGACGGCGGGGAACCCCCTGCCGAGGCGGGGTTCTCCGACGCGGCGGGGATGTTCATGCAGGGCCTCCGGGCGCTCATCACCCAGGAGGTGCGCGCGGAAATCGAGCGCGCCGACATTGACAGCGACGTGGTTATCGAGCGGTTGCAGGCGGAAAACCGGATGTTGCGCCGGCGCCTCGCCCGCCGGGGAGACGTCGCGGAGGGATAGGCGGCTGTGTCGGAACGCGGCACCGTTGTAGCCGACATTGACGGCCTCGGAGGTGATGTCACCACCTCCGAGGCCGATGCCGGTGACGCAGCCGTGCTGGTCCGCCGCATGGCGAACCGGCACGGCTGTTCCCGTGTCCGCCCGGGGGATGAGGCGTGCCGTCACCGCAACCACCGCCGTGACGCGCACCTGATGGCGGAAATGATGGACGCCCTGGGCCTCCGGGGTGACACCCCGGTCCCCTTGGTGCCGCGCACCCCCGAGGAGGCCATGGCAGAGGCGGCGCACCCGCGTGACTGGGAGTCACTCCTCTCCGGGGTGCTGAAGGGAAGCGGGAATGACGGCAAAAACGGGAGACGGGTTGCGGCATTGGCGTCCAGCTCCGCAGGCGCAACAGACCGCCTGCGGCCTTGACGTCGCCGGCGTGCACGTCACCACCTACGCGCACGGACGCGGTAACAGGCGTGTCACCTGCGGGGAATGCAGGGCGAAAATGCGCGCCGGGAAAAAATACGGATAAGCAAGAGGGGAACAGGGAATGACCGACATCAGGGGCATGGTGGAAACCGCGCTCCGCGAGGTACTAGCGTCCCGCACCGAATGGGACGAGCCACCCGAGTTGTATTACATTGTCCGTGACAGGCGTGCCGATCACGTTCACGCCCGGGGCCTCCCGTTCCCCGATGTGGTGTGGGGCATCATGGAACCCACCGAGCTTCTTCACCGCATGGGCGCCGTTGCCCTCGAGCACGGCGTCCCGGCCCTCGCCATCGACGGCGCGGAATTCGAGTACGTTGGCGCGGCGTTCCGGTACGAGGCGTGGGGCGTCCACCAGGACCCCTATGACCTCATCACCGAACTAGCCGCCGAGGAACGCCAACTCCACCTCCACCCCGACAGGCGGGAGGGGCGGGTGATCAACGCGGCCATCCCCGAGGGAACGGTCTCGGTGATAGAAGACAGGGTGACCGGGAACGTCGAAGTCGTTCACGTAGGAGACGGTTACGAAACCGAGGGCGGCGGGCGGGTCACCACGGCCCTAACCCGCATCCTGTTCGCCCTGCGCGGCGGCCTCCACTTCGACCCCGCCACGGGTGGCGTGCCCGGTGCGTAGCGAAGAGGCGGTACGCGCCACGGTCCTCGATGACGCCAACATGAACGGCGTGAAACGGGAGGTGCGGGCACGTGGATAACGTTGTCACGCCCAGGCTCATTGTCGGCGCCGGTGACATGCACGCCAACCCATGGCACGCCTATGACATGCTGCCCCGCGCAGCGGCGGCACTCGCCGGCGAGGAACGCAAAATAGTCCTCCAGTTCGGGGACTTCGGGTTCTGGCCGCGCATGGTGTACGGCCGCGAGTTCCTCGGCATTGTGCAAACGATCTGCGCACGCGAGGGCATGGAGTTCTGGTTCCTTGACGGGAACCACGAAGACCACGAAACCCTCGGCCAGCTAGCGGACTTGCGGCGTGATCTCGGTGCCTCAGATGTGCCCGCGAAGGTGCCCGTTCCAGGGCATCCCAACATCTACTGGCTCCAGCGGGGGTACCGGTGGGCGTGGCACGGCCGGCGGTGGCTCGCCCTCGGCGGCGCAACCTCGCTAGACCGTGACGTACGCACCGAGGGTGTTGACTACTTCCCCGCCGAGGAGATACGCGAGCATGATATCCGCGCCGCCCTCCCCCCCGGCGCGGAGCACGCCGATGTGATGGTCACCCACGATTGCCCTTCGGCGGTGGTGCACACCTACCCCGAGTACGGGTTCCCCCCGGCGGAGAAAGACCGTGCTGCGCGGCACGCCCACCGCCTCCAGGGGGTGGTGAACCGGGCACAGCCCGCCTACCTTGTTCACGGCCACCTCCATACCGCCTACACCCGCCTCGTTGACATGCCCTACGGCCAGTGCGTGGTCACCGGCCTCGCGTGTGACGGCATGAAGGGTTCCTGGGCGCCACTAGATGTACGGGACATGACCTGGCATCCCGTAGCATGAACCACGGGGGCGGGCCGGGTGGCAGCCGGTTACCACTTGAGATGGAGAGGTTCCGGGTTCAAGTCCCGGTCTCCGCCGCGAGGCGGAGGTAGCTCAATTTGGCAGAGCGCTTAAAACCCGGCAGCCGAAATACTTGCCCGCCCCCGCCGCGTTCACGGTATAGTTTCGCGTGCACGGGCCGGGCGGTAGCCGGTTACCTCGTTTGGGACTAGGATAAAACCCGGTTGCCATCAAACTTGCCTGTGCACCTAAGCAGGGAACGTGAAGGGAAATCCGAATACACGAGGAGGAAATAGTGTCCCCCATCCGTGACCCCATCGCCGCCGCAGTGACCGGCGGCACCCCCCAGACACGGCCCCTGCCGGGCCGCGCGGCAGACATGGTAGCGAACCCCGCAGGGGGTTACGTGTTCTCCAAGAACCACCGGGAGAACCTCGCCGATTTCATCATCACCGGCACCGCCGGCGGCACGTACTACGTCAACGAGCGCGAGCACACCCTCGGCAACCTCGCGCGGGTCAACGACGCCGTTGCCGCCGACCCGCTGGGCGCCGCCGTACTCGCCCACGAGTGCCTCACGGGGTTCCCGCAGCGCGCCCCCCGCCCCCACGGCGGCCTCTACGTGCTCGCGTACGCCCACGCGAAGGGCGGTCACGAGGCGCGGCTGTGGATCGAAGACCACGCCTGGGAGGCTATCCGCACCAGTTTTCACCGCAGCATGTTCTGGGGGTACTACCGCCAGGTGGCGGGCAAGCCGCGTGCGGGTGACAACGAGCCGACGATGCCCTCGGGGCGCGCCGCGCGGCGCCTGTTCTCCTCGCTGCTGTTGCGTCCGGATGTTGACGACCTCGCGTTCAGCATCGCGAAGGGGAATTCGCGGAAGACCTCCGCCGGCGAAGACGTGTCAGCGCATGACATTCTCCGCAAGTTCCACCCGTTCACCGCCGACCCGCGCCGTAACACCCTGTTCGCGTGGATCGGCGGGAAGGTACCCGATGTGGTCGCCGCCGAGGTCATTCCGGTGATCGGCCAGTTCACCGCAGCGCAGGGGCTGGTCACGTCAAAGGAGGCGGTGGCGTTCATCGCGGCGAACCCGCGTACCCCGTGGGAGTTCATCCCCTCGGAGTTGCGTGACGCCGCCGCGTGGCGGGAACTAGCAGGTACCACCGGAATGACCGCCCTGGTGCGTAACCTCGCCCTGATGACCCGTAACGGGGCGATCACGCCCATGGCGCCCACCACGGCGAAGGTTGTTGACCGGCTCTCCGATGGGGAGGCCGTGCGGCGTTCCCGTCTCCACCCCGCCGATTTGTGGCTCGCACAGCAGGCGTACGCCGCCGGCGTGTCACAGCCCCACCCGGGCAAGCCGCCGGTGACGTGGCAGCCGGTGAATACCGTTCTCGGTGCCCTGGACCGGGCTTGGGAGGCGGCGTTCGGCTCGGTGACGCCCACGGGGAAGCGGCTGCTGGTAGCCGTTGACTGTTCCGGTTCCATGGGCTCGGCGATGCACCTCGCCTCGGGTGCGCCCATCGGCAACGTGTACCAGGTGGCACTCGTCATGGCGATGATGCTGGCACGAGCCGAGCCGAACGTTCACGTCATCGAGGTTGACACGAGCGTGCACCCCTCGTTGGTGAACGCTCGCACGTCAATCGCCGAGATCGGCTCGCACCGCAACCCCCACGGCGGGGGCACCGACATGGCGTTGCCGTTCCTGTGGGCAACCCGGGAGAAGGTCTGCGCCGATGGGATCGTTGTCTTCACCGACAACGAAACCTGGGCCGGTGGGTGGCACGCCTCGGAGGCGCTGGAGGCGTACCGCCGGGCGGTTAACCCCGCGTGCAAGGTGGTAGTGGTCTCGATGACCGCGAACGGCCGCAGCATTGGTGACCCGCGTGACGAGGGCGTGCTGAACGTCGCCGGCCTCGACGCGACTATCCCCGCCCTCGTGGCGGGGTTCATCCGGTAGGGGGGCACGTGATGGCCTTGGAGATCACGCTTCGCGCAAAGTACCGCAGGCCGGGCTCGGCGAAGAAGACGAAGGGCAAGTCGGGCGGTAACGGGGGCCGTGGGAAGGGGAACGTTAACCCTCCCCGTGGCATCCCGCGTCACTACCGGGGCAAGACGCATTAGGATAGGCCGGTGTTCGCGGGGCTGTCACCACGTGGCATGGACAGCTCCGCGAACATCACCCCCCGTGGGGAAATAACCCAGCGTGCCTGGTTGTTAACCAGGGTATGACCATGCGAGTGCACGTGACCATTGCGGCGTTCCCCGGCCCCCTCGCCGGCGTTGCCGCTATAGTGGTGTTCCCGTACGCGGTGGCATGGTGGCTGCTACGCATCCTCGCGGGCCTCTCAATGTTGACCATCGCGTACGGCCTGGGCGTCTGCGAGATGGTTGCCCGCATGGCGGCCCGATGGGAAGGGGCACGAATGGAACGCAAGCAGCAAGACGAGAAGCAGCAGGCGGCGCAACCGCCGGCGGCCCCGCGTCACGCAAGTGGCGTGATCAAGACCGGCTCGCGGGTGTGGGAACGCCCGCGAGGCCGTCACCGCAAGGAAGTCAACCCCGGCGAGTAGGCGCCGTGGGCGAACCGGGAAGGGAAGGGAACACCTGGAATGAACCCGTTTAGCAAGATCACCGACATGATCGACACGATCATGGACAAGGCCGTGAAAATCGGCACAGCCGGCATTGGCATCAAACTCCTCCTGCTTCTGGGCGCCGGGTTCATCATCGGCGTGCTCCGTTTCGGGTGGCATGACCTGGTCTATCCAGCCGGCCAGACCATCGTGCAGATCATCGAGAATTTCGGGAAGGTCACCGCAAAGTAGCGGTATAGTTCATGGTGGCGGCGGGCCGGGTGCAAGCCGGTTACCGTTGACAGGTTCGATTCCTGTACCACCCCCCTTGGGGGGTGGTGCTCAAGGCGAGCAAAACCCGGCGAGCGGAAAACTTGCCCGCCGCCGCCAACGGAATACGCGAACGGAGGGGAAACGTTGGCTGGGAAGAAGGCTGCTGGCAACCCGAAACGCCAGGAAAGGATGACGGCATGCTGGCAGCGTTCACGGGCACGGGCGAACGCACGGCGCCGCACCCAGGAAGAGGCGGCCCGCCGTAACCTCGCCACCATCCGCGCCGGGGGGATGACCCCCTGGATGGCTGCTCGCGCGGAACGGCTCGCACGGCGCGCGGCGCTGCGCATGCCGGCCCCGCGAACCGCATGACCAAAAAGAAACGCAAAGGGAAACGAAGGGAAGGGAAGGCAGGCATGGTTGACGCGAATGCGGCGAATGTGGTGCCCGTGAAGTCTGCGGAGGAGGAGGCGCGGGATAGGTTCCGCGCCGGCCTCGCCTCGCTGATGGGCTCCGCCATGAACGATGACTCGGTGACGTGCGCGGGAACACGGTTCGTGCTCCCCGCCCAGTTCGCCGGGGAGGGCGGCCTGGGCCGCGCCCAGGATTTCCTCCGGGATTACGAGAAGCAGCAGGGCGAGGAATTCGAGTTCAGCCGCACGTTCCCCTACCGCCCGTATGACGGGGCGGCGGCGTTCGATAGGGCTGTGCGCCTGATGTTCGGCTCCGCCGGCCTGGGGCGTGTCACCTACGGGATGTTCGGCCAGAAGTACCTCCCGGAACTGGTTTCGGTGGCCGTGGGCCCGCACGGGGAAACCCTGCAGGTTCCGTGGGGCCGCGTCCAGATCCCCGGGTGGGGTTACTTTGACCTCGAAGCCGACCGTACCGAAGACGGCATAGTCTTCGACCTTCACGTCACCGCGCCGCGCCGGTACCGCGCCGAGGCCGAGGCGTTCTTCGACCTGGTGCGCCACGAGCTCGATGAGCGTTCTATTTACCGGGGCAAGGCCATCAACGCCGATGACCACCGGCCCTCGTTCCTCGACCTCGACCACCTTCCCCCGGCGGTCTACACCCAGGATGTGATGGGCGCGCTGGAGCGGAACGTGTGGGCCGTGCTGCGGTACGACGAGGAGCTCCGCGAGCAGGGGGTTAGCCTCAAGCGGGCGGTTCTCCTCGGCGGCCCCTACGGGGTTGGCAAGTCACTGGCGGGTGCGCTCACGGCCCGCGAGGCGGTAGCGGCGGGGTGGACGTATATCCTGGTGCGCTCGGGGAAGGACAACGCGAAGGAGGCGTTGAACACGGCGCGGATTTACGCGCCGGCGGTGGTGTTCATCGAAGACCTTGACCTGGAGACTGCGGGCCAGGATCGGAAGGCCGTGGCGGCGCTCCTCGACCAGATGGATAGCGTCTCCACCAAGGGTCTTGAGGTCCTTTCGATTTTCACGACCAACTTCCCCGACAAGATCGATAGGGGCGTGCTGCGGCCCGGCCGCATTGACGCCTACATCGAGATTGGCGCCCTCGACGCCGAGGCGTTCGAGCGGCTGGTGCGGGGCGTGGCCCCGGGCGGCGCCCTCGACGCGAACATCGACTGGGCGCAGGTGGCCGGGGCGATGGAGGGGTACTTCCCCTCGTTCGTGGTGGAGGCCGTTTCCCGGGCCGCGCGTGATAGCGCGGTGCGGAACAACGGGAAGGTCATCTCGATTTCTACGGGTGACCTGGTGAACGCCGCGAATGACCTGCGGCCCCAGTTCAACCTGATGAACACCGCCCCCGAGGGGGAGCACTCCCAGCCGACGCTGGGCAGGGTGTTCACGGGCATCGTCGAGGATGCCCTGGGGCGCACGAGTGTTGCGCGTTCCAGGTTCGAGGTTGCGGCCCCGAAGAACGGGGCGCACCGGTAGGACCCAAGCGGGTTGCCTGCCCCCTGCTGTTACGGGGCGGGCAACCCGCTTGGTATAGTAGGAAGTGGTGTTGCGGCGCGGGGTCGCCTAGTTCGGTATGGCACCGGGCTCATAACCCGGAATAACGCCGGTTCAAATCCGGCCCCCGCTACTAATAAAGTGCGGAACCCGAAACGAAGGGAAACGGGAACCATGGGATGGAAGCGCAAGGAGCAGGAGCCAGACCCGCTGGTGGGGCGGCGGCAATACCAGTTCATTGGCAAACTGCCCACCCAGGCGGAGTTGGCTGCGTTCCGCGCGGAACGCATGGCAGCGGCACAAGCGGCCCTCGACGCGGTGGTGACCACGAACCGCGAGGAGATGGCGGGGTGTGACCGCGAAATCGAGCGGTGCGACCGCATTATCAACGACATGGGCGTCACCGCGAAGAAGCGCTCGGCGGCGGTGAGGGCGCGGAAAAAGGCGGTCGGTGACAAGGCGCGGTACGCCCAGGCCATTGCGAATGCCACGGCCACGGCGAACGCCAAGAAGAAGGAGATCAAGCGGAGTCATAGGGGGTTGAACGGGCGGTGATGGACGCGACTACCCTGGGGTGGTTCGCCGGGGTCATTGACCTCAAGGGCACCATCATCCGGAAGAACAACCAGACCCGCGCGACCCCCCAACTGGTGCTGTTGATCGACACCCGCCACAAGGCAGTTGCCGATCGGATGGCTACGATGACCGGCACGGGTATCGGTACCCGGGATGTGAGCGTGCCGCTGCGGTTCGAGCGGAAGCAGTGCCGCGAGCATTGTCCCGAGGTGCACGTGCACGTCTCGGAGATGAACATGCCGCAGACGTACCGGTGGCAGGCCACGGGCGTGGCCGCCGCGATCATCCTCCACAACCTGTTGCCGTACATGACCACCGCATCGGCGCGTGACTTCGGCGGTACTATCACCGAGATCATCCGCGTGGCGGCGGTACGCGGCCAGGGATCGGGGGCTACCCGCGAGGCCATCGTGCGCCTTGCGGGCCTCGGGTGGGACATCCCGGCGGCGTTGCTGCGGCGCATGGGCGCAGATATGATCCGTGCCGTGAACGCAGCGGCGAAGGCGGCATAAGGGGCGGTAAATGAGGGGGCGCGTGGGTACCGTGGTAGTGGATCGTGACGGCGAGCGGTGCAGTGCATGCCCGCACCCCTTCGACCCGCACGTGCTGGTGGCCGTGGGTAACGACCCCCTAGACGGGGGCCTGTTGGTGTGTCCCGAACCGGGGTGCTTGTGCGTGTGCACGTGGGGGGTGAACGGCGCTGCGGGCGCTGGGCGCCCCCTGCGCCCCGACCAGCGTGACGCGGTACGGCGGCACGTACAGGGTCTCGGTTAGGTGCAAGCGCCCGTAGCTCAACGGATAGAGCATCTGCCTACGGAGCAGAGTGTTGGGGGTTCGAGTCCCTCCGGGCGTGCAGGCAGGCGGGAATGGGCTAAGCAGGCCCCCCGGCTGCCCCCGTCTAACGTTCAAACCGAACGCCCGCCCGTGCGTCAACGGGAACCATCATGAGAGAAAAGTGGGGCCGCCTCGATGACCTCGAGGCGCGTGCCGCAGCGAAACCGCCACCCCCGTTCCTCGCCGCCGACCCGGCTGATATCACCATTGACATCTCCCCGGATGCGCATTTCCTTGACCACCCCGTGTGGCACTGCATGCTCGGCTGCGAGGCCGGGGCATGCCACGTCTCCTACGGGGGGTGGCGGGCACACCTCCGGTTCGGGTGGCAGTTCCGGTGGCGTGACGAAATAGGGCGCCTCGTGTTGTGCGTGCCCCTGCGGCGGCACGCCTACACCGGCACGTGGAACCGCGCCGGCTACCAGGGGTTGCGGTGCCGCCGCTGCTGGAAGGCGCCCCGTGGGAGGGAATCGTGAAGCACAAGGTGTACCAACTGCCCGCCATGCCCCGCCTGGATGTCTCCGACATAGCCGATGACGCGGCGGCGGTGAAACGCAAGAAGCACCTCTACCGTGACATCTGGCGGTACGTCACCGAAGACTGGGACGAGGCGGTCCGGGCGTTCCAGGCGAACCCGTGCTACTTCACGGCATGGCGCTACATCCAGCTCCACCCCATGTTCTGGCGCTTTGAGGAGAAGTGGCCCAACCAGCAGGCGGTAGACGTACGCAACCTCAACCACGACGGGGGGTGGGATGGGGTTACCACGTGGGTGATGCGCGTTGACCCCGCCACCGGCCGTCACAGCGCCGACAGTGGCCTCAACACCCGAACCGAGGTGTGGCTTGAGGCGGGGGAGTTCGCGTGGCCCGATGACCTCGCCGGCGGCGGCGGTGACACCTGCCCGAACCGTTACCACAACCCGGATATTGACGCGCACGGCGCCACCATGGAGGAGGCTACGGTGGCGATGGCGCGGAACATCTGGCGTAAATACGGCAACGACAGGAAAAAGTGCGCACCCCAGTGGCACGACAAGAAGCGTGCGAAACAGGATGCGCGGCTAAAAAAGCGGTACGGCGGGAACGTTGGCATGGCACGTTCACGGCCGTACCGTCACGTGCCTTGCGCGTGGGAGCGGTTGCGGGGCCCGGCAGGGGAGATAGCGGCGTCACTCGCAGATATCCGCGAAAGCCGGGTAGAATAAAGGGGTCACGAGCGGCGCGGGCCGGATGGGTACCGGTTACCTCCTTTGCAAAAGAAACCCGGTACCCCGGTTAAAATTTGCCCGTTGCCCCGCACGTCATCACGCACCCGGGTTGCGGGGCGGGCCGGGAGTTTGCCGGGTTATCTCACTGCAAATGAGGAGGAGCGGGGTTCGACTCCCCGCCTGCGGCTGAACGTGCCGCAGTGGTGTAACGGGTAGCACGTCAAAACATCCGGTGGCGAATCACTTGCCCGCCCCGCCCCCCGCCGCATCCGGGCGGGGGGTGTGCGGCGCAGCCCACGAAGACGCGGCCCCCAACAGTGCGGAGACCACCCACGGGAGGAACGCCGCCAACGACGGCGGCAGGCCGTGGGCGAACGCGGGCACGTATGTCACCAGCACCCATGTGATCACGCCGGTTACCACCGACACGGCCGCGCCTGCGGCCGTTTTCGTTTCCACAGGCCCCCCGGCGGCGCCCATCAGGCCGGGGAGGCGATGCGCGCCTGGTATTCGGCCCAGGAGATTGTCACCGGCCCGGGGATGCCCGCCGCCTGGTAGGCGGCTACGTTGGAGATGCCGCCCTCGGTGGCGGTGACGTGATGCAGTGTGCCGTCGGAGGCGAGGAGGAACACCCCGGGCCACGTGGTGCCGGCGGGGACCTCGTTACGCGCAACCTCGATGAGAATCATCGGAGGCGCTCCCTTCTTTGATACTGGTACCGGTTCCGGCGCGGGCGCGGGGGGCGGCGGGGGGGTGTCGAAGAACCCGTCGGCGAGAACCGAGATGTCAACGGTGGTGCCGTTCACCCCGGGTGCCGAATCACTCCACTGGGTGCCGTCACACGCCGGCACGATCCGCCCCGCCCCATCGGAGGCCCGGCACGTCGCCGGCCCGCAGATGTGCTCCCCGGAGTAGTGCGCTGATAGCAGGCGGACCTGTTCCCGGGTGATCCCCGCGCCCTCGAGGAGGGCCATCACCCCCGGCATCACCCCCGCACTGGCGTACACCACGGGGCGGTGCACGCCGCGTGCGAGTTGCCGTGCCACCCACCCGGGGACCTGGGCGGGGGAGAGGTCACCTGTCTCGCAGTCACAGCCCGTGGCGTCACCGGCGGCGAAAACCGTCATGTCGAGCAGGTGCGCGCCGGGGAACCGCTTAACGAGGATGGGGAAGGTGGGCCAGTTCCCGTTGACGTACCCGAGGTAGGCGCCGCCCGGGGGGAGGTTGTCGGGGAAAATAGAATCGTACATGGTGGTGCTCACGATGCCACCTCATCCTCTGCCACCGGCACCCCCGCGCCTTCCGCCGGCCGCACGTGATGCTGCCACGGCAGGCGGAACCGCCCCTGGTGAACGCGAACCAGAATCCACGTGCGCCACCCGATCACCGGTACGGCGCCGGAGAACATGATGACCACGAACCAGATGAAGAACGCCGATAGGGGGTTGATGCCGAACGCCAACTGCAGCATGTGCGGCAGGATAACTCCCGCGAGCACGGCGTCCATCGCTACGAGGGTGACGCCAATCGCCTGCTTCCACCACGGCGCCAGGCAGGAGTAGGCAATGATGAAGACGATCGCGGCGGCGAACACCGCCGGCTCGCCAATGTAATTCGTGTACCAAGCTGCGGCTGTCACCGCTTCCCCCCGTTCCC